GGATGCATCTTCAGACGGCCCCGATGGCGTGTCGCCGCCGGGCGAGGGTTTGATTTCCGGTGCCTTACCACTAATGAAGGCTAAGGTGCGACCGGCTACGTTCAGAATAGCAGTTGCCATACGATCGGGAATAATGCCACGACGCGCCCATGAGCTGAAATGCGTCGGGCGATTTGATGATACCCAGTTTTTGTTCGTTCGGGATGCCGAACCGTAATAACCAGACCCGGCAATATCAGGATCTTCTGACGGGTTGTTTGTCGGTGTATTAACTCCGCTACCATCGGTCATAAAGGGAACAAAATAAATCTGCTGGGATTCTTTACCTTTATATGCACCATATACCACTTCATATTGCGTACCGTGTTCTTGTTTCCACGCGTATGTCGTGTCGCCACAAATCCAGGGGACTGATGCCGGACTTCCACCGTGACACTGCGCTGCCAGCCCGGCAAGGTCAGCACGGAACTGCTGTACCATTGCAAGAAATGCTGCTGGCTGCTGGGCGTAACTGGCATTCGTCATATCGAATTCCCCCTGCATCCAGCATATCGCCAGCAAAACGTTTTTCGGGTTTTTCTGCAATGCTGCCTTCGTGCGGAAAAGCAGATCCTGATATAACGGCTTACCCACTCCCCAGCGAGCCGAATCCTGACTGGCTCCCGTGGACTCGCTGAATGTCCCCTCCGTGCCCTGGGTGAATGCCGAACCACCACGACAGCATGGTACCAGCAGGATCCCCGCATTATTAGGGATATACGGAAGCAGTTTTTTGGCAATATGTAAGCCCTGTCCGACACAGCCGTACTGCCCTTTGCTCAGGTCAGCCCGGGGATGGTTAATCGTACTCATATCCTGAACATCATGCAGACAATGGTCAGCAGGAATGATGTCGTTAAATACGCATACTTCACCACCGGGAGTCACTGTGTTACGACGGGCCAGTTGCTTAATGCGCGGATGGGGCGCATCGTATGAATCCGGAAGCGGAAGCCCTTCACCGTAAGCCATGGCATTGGACTGCCCGGCCAGTACGATGACGTAGTACCACTCCGGCTCAGTTGCACCACTGACGACCACATCACCTTCTGCTGCAATCGCCTGCATCAGGGTATAAGGGGTTATGGCCACCGGACTACCAAACGGCTGCCAGCCCTCTTTCAGTTTATGTGTCAGCTTTTCCGCAAGATCTGACGGCGACGCCGCCCTGACAACATCATAGTGTTTAAATGCCATGGTTCTTTCCACCATCTGAAAAATGATTCTTTAAAATACCTGACATGTAATACAGAAAAAACACAAAACCATACCTTAAATAAAAACCTCATCATCAAGCAGATATGCATGGATAAACTACAAGACGAGATATAAACCACCCTGCATTTAAATAAACAATAAACAACATCAGAAAAATAATTCTGCTCTATGGTTTACAATCAAAAATATCATTTATACTTTTCAGAACATCACCAGCAAGGCATAAACAAGGAAACTAAATGAAGTGGATTGTGATTGATACAGTTATCCAGCCATCATGCGGAATATCTTTTTCAGTCATATGGAGTAAAATAAAATTAATAATCTGGTATCAATCGGATGCTTTCTTACCTCCTGAAAGTATATTTACACTGACTCACACAGGCATCATGCTCAATAACAAAGTGCTACCTGTAACCATTTACAACGTAGTACCATTCAATAAAACATTCTGGAATTTAATCAAAAACAGCCAGGAATGCCCTACAAATACAGATAACGTATTGAATGAATGCTTTAATAACCGTTGCACTCTGCAAATATGTCCTTATGGGCTAAAACAACAAAGTCCATAAGGAGTTTACTCACATCTGACAAAATCAATATAAACAGCCCCTCCGGAGAGGGGCTGGAGAGTGGCGCTATGTGCCATTGCATGGTGCCGGGTGCCTCCCGGTGAATTCAGTACCAGCACCTGAATCCGCGATTATCCCATATACCTACTCGCTGATTGCCCCTCCGCACAGGGGGATTCACCATGCCAGTTTCTTTTAACAAACTCCCCGCAAACCAGACAACAGTCAACCGCCTGAATTGTGANATAAAGTGCTAGAATATTTTATCAATAATGGATTGGTTGATGTAAACAAAAAATTTCAAAAAGCAAATAGTGGGGACACTATGCTTGACAATGCAATGAAAAGCAAAGATTCAAAAATGATTGATTTTTTATTAAAAAATGGAGCAATATTAGGCAAACGATTTGAGATATGACCTAAAAGCTCGGCCAAATAATAATGTCGTCGATTATCGAAGTCATCATGAGTGATTCTGTCCCCACAGTGCAGCATCAGCATGACAGTGAATTGTCTGGCGTGGTCCATTTAATGAGATGGAGATGGTCCCTCTTTCCTAAATAGCTGTGCCTAATACCGCTACACTTTTGCCAGCCCATGTTTGCCTCCGGGGAATGGGCTGACGGTTCCTTCAAAATCCATTGCACGCAGTTATGTCGGAGCGGGAACTTGACTCCCGTCTTTACGGGAGTGAGGTAGCCTGAGTTTAACGGACACTCCTTCCTGAAATAGAATGGCATCAGAAGGAGCCAATAATGAGCAGAAAAACCCAACGTTACTCTACGGAGTTTAAAGCCGAAGCCGTCAAAACGGTTCCTGAAAATCAACTTTCGATCAGTGAAGGCGCTTCCCGATTATCTCTTCCTGAAGGCACTTTAGGACAATGGGTTACCGCCGCAAGAAAAGGGCTCAATACACCAGGCTCCCGCACAGTGGCTGAGCTGGAATCTGAAGTTATGCAACTGCGTAAGGCTTTAAATGAAGCACGACTTGAGCGAGATATATTAAAAAAAGCAACAGCGTATTTTGCACAGGAGTCGCTGAAAAATACGCGTTAATCGAACAATGGCGACAACAATTTCCCATTGAAGCGATGTGTCAGGTATTTGGTGTATCCAGGAGCGGTTATTACAACTGGGTACAGCATGAACCCTCAGACAGAAAACAAAGTGATGAGCGGCTAAAACTGGAGATTAAGGTGGCACATATCCGCACTCGCGAAACATATGGAACCCGGCGGCTCCAGACGGAGCTGGCAGAGAATGGCATCATCGTTGGTCGTGACCGACTGGCACGTCTTCGTAAGGAGCTAAGGCTACGCTGTAAGCAGAAACGCAAGTTCAGAGCGACTACGAACTCGAACCACAATCTGCCAGTTGCGCCAAATCTGCTGAACCAGACGTTCGCTCCTACAGCACCAAATCAGGTCTGGGTGGCGGACCTGACGTATGTTGCCACACAGGAGGGATGGTTGTACCTCGCTGGCATCAAAGATGTTTATACGTGCGAAATTGTCGGCTACGCCATGGGAGAGCGCATGACAAAAGAGCTGACAGGTAAAGCCCTGTTTATGGCGCTCAGGAGCCAGCGCCCACCTGCCGGGCTAATCCACCACTCTGATCGAGGTTCACAGTACTGCGCATACGATTACCGGGTCATACAGGAGCAGTCTGGTCTGAAAACATCAATGTCGCGTAAAGGTAACTGTTACGACAACGCTCCGATGGAAAGCTTCTGGGGAACGCTGAAAAATGAGAGCCTGAGCCACTATCGTTTTAATAACCGGGATGAAGCCATCTCAGTAATACGGGAATACATTGAGATTTTCTACAATCGTCAGCGTCGTCACTCTCGTCTGGGGAATATCTCCCCGGCAGCCTTCAGGGAAAAATATCATCAGATGGCTGCTTAAAAAAAGAACAAATGGTAGTGTCCGCTATTGCCAGTACACCTCAGGATAGCGGTCATGTGATGCCGGTTTCCCGGTAACTCAGCACCGGTATCTGAGTCAACGTTTTCTCTACTGGGTCATTTCCGATACGCCCTGCCTGCTGACAGGCTTTCATCACATCTGAAAATATAGCACCCTGACTGATACTGTAGTACCTAAGGTTCCAGAAACTGTGATGTATCCGGCACAGAAAAGCCCCTCCGGAGAGGGCTGGAGAGTGGCGCTATGTGCCATTGCATGATGCCGGGTGCCTCCCGGTGAATTCAGTACCAGCACCTGAATCCGCGATTATCCCATATACCTACTCGCTGATTGCCCCTCCGCACAGGGGGATTCACCATGCCAGTTTCTTTTAACAAACTCCCCGCAAACCAGACAACAGTCAACCGCCTGAATTGTGAAGTATTTAAAAATTTCTCCCGCTAACTGATACCCGGCTAACAGTCTGGCGTTTTCTTTTTCAGCAACGGGAAAGCAACAACCACCACACCCGCCACCAGCACACCGTCAGCCAGCACTGACATTATCCGGCTGCTGCAATGCCATTCACAAAAACAGTAAGCAATCACTTTTTACCGTAACAGGTGATAATCCAGATATGTATCTACCCCAGATGAGTAATCCGAAGTTCATCCATACCACAGGTCCTGGCTATTCTGTTGTACTCCTGAACAAGAGCAAATAATTCTGAATTAGCAACCATGAACTCATCGCAAACCCTCTGTATAGCATCACTATTCAGAATAATAACGTCTCTTCCCGAAAGACGATCAGGAGTACAGAACAAAACTGTCAAACGGCTGAAGGCCTTTGCTCGTGCTGCATTGACTATATCAATACGCTGCCTAAGGATGAAACACCCCGACGCCTCATCAATATTCACTCTACCCACACCATATGAATGATAAATATTTAATGCTGAAAAAACCATTAGACCGTATAACAAACACTCAATCAATACTTAACAGAACTTTTATTTTTGACAAACATAAAATATTTTCAACAATATCCTGAGCCAGGTATATTTCAGTATAAGGCTCTGCCGGAAGGAATCTGGAAGAATGAATATGGCGCGCTGTACTGGATTCGAACCAGTGACCGATTGCTTAGAAGGCAATTGCTCTGTCCGGCTGAGCTAACAACGCTGAATACCGATAATGGACCGCCATCGGGGACCCGCCCCCGCACCAACAACCCTGTTATCGTGTCGTCTGCTCTTCCTGATAAGCTAATGGCGGTTTGTGATGGTGGCCCTTGCTGGATTTGAACCAGCGACCTGGCGATTATGAGTCGCTCGCTCTCACCACTGAGCTAAAGGGCCGGGAGCAGAATAATAACGGTCCGTAATTAATTCCGCAATAAAAAACCCGCTCGGCGGCGGGTTGTAGAAACTCTTCTAACGTCAGGCATAAAACGCCCATAGTTATGACGAATTTACCACAGATTCCGGAAAAATCAACCTAGTTACCTTTTTTAACTGCCGCTCAGCCCATGCTTCTTCAATATCAAACCGAGTCACCAGCGCATCATAGAATTTCTTAACTGTTTTTTCCCATGACGCGCGTGTTATCTGGTTTGTCACCTCGCATATAGCATTAAATGCCTCCGTTGATGGTAGTCTTTCATAGCCACGACCACCACAACGCTGGCAGTCTCTGATAACAGGCATACCACGTTTTACCGACTCTTCACGATGAATGGCGACACCACGCCCACGGCAATCCTTACAGGCGGTGGAAACCTCACCCTTTCCGCCACACTCCGGACAGGCAACTTTTACCACCTCCCTGACTTTTTTCCATTCTTCCCAGTAAGACGGATACACACCTTTCGTACACTTTGCCCATACCGGCGGCTTACCATCCGGATACTGGACCTTGTTTGTAAAAACTACGCTTTCAATAAATTTTTCCCCATAGCAACAAGGGCACTGCTTTTTACTCGCTGCGCTGCGGGCATAATCCTCAAAAGCGTACGAAGCCATAATGCGCATCACTACCGGTTTTATTTCTGCCGGAAGTTTTCTCAACGCCGCCACACGATCGCACCGACTGAGTGCATAATCTGCCAGTAATTCTGTTGCCCGCGCCCTGTCATTCATACTGATGCCCATTTTCCCCAGGAACGCAGAAAACCCCATCTCAGCCCGATTCTGTGTCATGCCCTGCGCGGCCATCACATCAGTGATACTCAGCGCATCTTTTGACGTTGAGGCCGATGCATCGGTCAGGCAAGGGGATTTTGGGGAGTAGTATTTCGGTAAATCTTCCAGTTTCATTTTTTGACCTGCTCTTCATGCATTATGGGGTAAATCTTCACCCCCAGACGTCCACCAGATACTGGCTGACCACGAACGATATTGATTTCATCAAACTGCTCATCGTCCATTAACACTCCCGCATGTGTCAGTGCATCCAGTGGTGCTTTCAGGATATTGTCCAGGTCACGACGGCGCTTATCCGGTGGCTCTGCAATAATCTTTATCGCCAGTCTTCCGGACAGGCTTAATTTCAGTCGCTGCTGACGGACAATAAGCGCCACATCCCGGCGATAACGCTCACCGGCTTTTGATACAAAATATGTGTTGTCACGACGTCGCCAGTAAGTATTCACCGTCGGCGGATAAGGTAAAATAAACTCATGGCGCATCAGCGCAGCACCTCCTGCACCAGTTTTTCAAACTTTCCGACTCTGGTTTCCAGCTCTGCCACACAGTCCACCAGCTCATCTACTGCTTTCTGTGCGCGATGCTTCGCCTGCATCAGTTCCCGAAGCGCGGGTACCATATCTTTACGGATAGCGTCTTTTGTTATGCCCGTTTTTTCGAGTTGTTCAGCATGACGCAGCATTTCCTGCGCGTGTTTACGCAATTGTTCAGGGGTAAAAGTCATTGTCTGGTTGTTCAAAAGAAACGCTCCATCTTACTGCTGTCAGTTCGTTTATTACTGTATCTGCGCGGATTGCCGGGCTTCATGGGAGTGGAAAGCACCCGTGCACTTTCCTGGTCCACAGGCAGAAAATGTCCGTAGACTGGCCCCCTGAATCTCCAGACAACCAGTATCACTTAAATAAGTGATAGTCTTAATACTA